GCCATACATTATCTGGAAGGTAGTTTGCTTGGATTGCTTATACTCTTCTTCAGTTAACTCCTCTTTATCGAAATATAATCTACCTAATTGAGTATGTACACTCTCAGGAGTAAATTCATATCCTATAACTTCAGCTATCAATCGTATATGATAGCCATCGAAATCAAATTCTATGAATCGGTCGTTTTTTGGAATGATGGCTTTCCTGAATTCTGGCTTCTTAGGAATTGCGGCGAAGTTAACGCTATTATAGGCACTAGTAGGACGGCTAGTGGGATTATAAAGATTATAACTTGTATAGCAAATATTGTTTGCAATACTGTAACTAGGATTGGCTGGTTTAAATTTTTCAAGAAATTGTTCATACGTAATTTTAACTCCATTATGTTCTGATAAATAGAACACTCCTACCGCTAAATCATTATAGAATGACCAGCTAGAGTCTTCTGTTATGTCTTGATAGTTTTCAATTATCTCTATCAAGCTGTTACAGTTCCTTTCACACCTCTCATGTAACTTAGATAACGGAATGATTCGATTTAAATCCTCTTTATCAGACATTCTGTTATAATACCACTGTATTACCTGTGGTGGGTTAGGTAATTGTAAGCTGTCATATTCAACCATCGAATACATTAGGTTGATATCGTTGATATTCCTATGAGAGAAATGATATAAGAAGTTCTTCTTATTGAATGTATACAGTGTATCAAAGCATTTTAAGATGTTCTGTATCTCTTTCTTTGAGAGATTAAGTCCTTCTTCATGGTCGATAGGTACTATATACCCTTCCTTATGATCTAAAGGTCTGATATAAATCGCTACTGCAGAAGAAAGCATAGGATGGTAGCGGTCGTTAGTTGTAACGACTTCCACATAACCTCCTTTTCTACCTAAATTACAAAGGTAATTTAATTGAGTCTCGCTTTCAACGATATAAAACATAACTTCTTATTCATAACCTTTATTAATATACGAATTATTTCCTAACGAACAAACTGGGAAGGATCTTTTAAGTAAGAATCTAATTTAGTTACTGATGCATTAATTCTATTTGCAGAACGATCTCTAAGTGACCATTTTAAAGTCTTTAGTTCATACTTAGGATAATAGTACTCTGGTTTCTGTGCTTTCATTGAAGCATATACGGATGGTGCAATTTCTAGTATACGATTTGTATTCTTATCTATTGCGAAGTATCGCTTGAATGTCTGCTTTTTATAAGCTTCTGGGGATGGTTTAGGGTAGTATACAGGTACAGGTAAGGTTGCTCTCAACTGAAGTTCTTTTACGTTTTGCCTAAGGAAGTCATACTTGGTACGACCTGGAGGGTTAGCGAAACCGAGAGTGCTTACTCCGTCTGTCTGATCGGGACCTGTTATATCAGTTAGTTGTTTTGAGTCTTTAGATGGAACGCTGCCGGTAAATTTTTCTCCTTTAAACGTTTCAAAATACGCTCCTTGGTACAGGACCCCATCTGGTCCTGCTAAACCGTCTTGCTTTGTAGCGGTTAGTACTTTATATTTAGTTTTAGGTAGATACATTTTAAGCTATTCTATCAATTTCTTCTATCGTAGTTTTTTCGTCAACATCATACCCGTTTGCTTTAAAGTATGAAATAATATCAGATAAATAACCATTACCGCCTCTTGCTCCAGTTGAGTAGATTTTTATAAACTGCTCTAAAGTTCCTTTATAAGGAGTAAATTTATATCCAGGTAGGTACGGGGTTAGTCCGTAGGTCTTACTATTTGCAGCAATCTCGGGAGAGTAATATGGCTTAATGTCTTTGTCTCTATTTAAAGGATAAGCTGTGTGCTGACCTTTTAACACTCTTGTTAAATATCTCATCTGTGCTTCGACACCTTTTTGTAGAGTATCAAGAGTATTATTTTTACCAATATCAGTGTTACCTACGTTACCTGGGTTATTTGTTCTGTAACTACGTGACTTTGGATAGAAACCTTCTCTATAAGTCATTACTGTTGCTAAGAGTTTTAATCCTTTTGAATACCCTTGGACGCTATCAAGTGCTGGAAGGTATTCATTTTTAATGTAACTATTTAGATTAACCCCTCTTATGGATGGTCCGCTAGCTGTAGATGGATCCCAGACAAAGTCTGGTACTGAGTCTGAATCAGAGTAGTAAGGCCATTCAGGTGTCTGCTCAGATGATGTTGTATCCTCAGAAGGCACGTCAGGTACTTTAGGCGGTACCTCGTCGACATCTAACCTCAATTTTCCGTCTACTGATGCTAATCCTTTTGTGTTAGTGTTATAGATTTGAGCCTTAACTCCTACTGTCCATCTTTCAGCTGATATTGTATGTGTTAATCCTGTAATTAGAAATGCAATACCTTCTTCTTCGTTTCTATAAACTCTTGGAATAATGTTTTCATTTATAACAAAACTTCTCATTACTTCAAAACCAGACATCCCTTCTAGTTCTAAAGTTAATTCATAAGGAATAATTGTACCAAAATCCTTACCTGCTTTAACTTCGTTATTTAACAATATCTTACACAACACAGCATACTCTGTAGCAACAGATGGAATGTTAATACCGGTTGATCCGATTGTTCGACGGTAGTACATTGCGTCTAAAAATAAGAAAACTCTTGCTAATTGTTCTTGTAGTTTTTGTTCACTCTCTTCTTGTGCTGCAAGTTTTTTCTCTAAATCTTCTACTTTTTCTGGTATGTACCTATCCTTCAATCCTTTGTTGAATTTTGACCAACCGGTTCCTTCTATCCCATTTGAGACAGGATCTGCTTGTGCAGCAATTGCTAATTGAGCACCGATTGCAGGACTTAACTTTGAGGTGAGGTTTAAATTAAGGAGTGTGGAGTTCTTTCCTATCAGCTCTAATCTGACTAGGTCAGATTCTATAAAGGTGTTTGGATCAATTAACTCCCTATCTATAATATGAAAAGTAAAAGTATTTTCAAAGTACTGAAGTTCAAAACTGTTTATGTTGCCTAAGGCGATGTTTAAACTGGATAGCATATCTGTTAGCATCTCGTAAATCTTCAACTCCCCGTTAAATAATTTAGAGTTAACTAATTCTTCTAAGTAACCTATCTCTACAAAGATATTTAAAATATCACCTCGAGGAGTAAGATTTTTAGAACCGTTGTCTACTTGTTGAGACTGAGGTAGTATAAACTTATCCGGGTCGATAGAGGCATGTAGGTTCTCTAATGTTTTATGCCTATGTACTAGTGACTTATCGGTGTGCAGTCGAAAGAGTTTTTCGGCAGCTGAAATACCTACATTTACTCCGGGAATGTATATGTTTAAGATGTCTAGAAAAGCTCCTAGTTGTATATAGTACTTATTATTATCTACTGGTGGTGAGATTCCGTTAGATGTACCTGCATCGTTGCCGTTTTGAATAGGTGCTCGACAAAGTACTGTGTTATATTCGGATCTTACTGAGACAGCAGTAAACATACTGCTTCCATTCTGCTCTTTATAAGCGACATTAATACCTGTCTTTTTTATGGCTTCTCGGATCTGATTTAGTTTAAAATGTATCTGAGTGTTTAGTTCAGGAGCAAAATCTCTCAAAAAACCAGATAAGTCCACTTCTTCTACAGCTGCTACTGCTGCTGCATCTTCAGTAGAAGCCTCTCCTACGGTACCTTCTGGTGCTTCTTCAATTACTACTCTGTATTCTAGATTCCAGAAAAATAAGTTAGCAGGATTAACTAACTTAACCTGCTGGAAGACTGGTGTTTCTGGTACTTCTAATAATTCAAATACGTAGTTATAAAGGCGTCCTGTGTTTTTATCTCTAACTGTTTTTGAGTAGTTGGTTAACTCTCTATAAACCGGTAAATCTTCTAACTCAGGTAATTTACTTCTTTCAAAAAAAGCTTGAGTCGCTAAGTTAAATCTAAACTCACCACCTGTTGAAACATTGTACACTATGTTCGAACCTAGTAACTCTTTCCCAAAGGTTTTTAATCCTACAAACGCTGTATACTCTACTTCTTTTGTGTAGTCTTCTTTTTCTTCATCCCCACTAAATAAGTTTGCGAAAAAAGTACCGATCTTTTCTGTAAAATTTTCGGCTACAGTACGCTTTACTAGTTCCTCTGGGAATAAATCTGATTGTAGAAATGATAAAAAAGCTTGTTGTTCTTCAGTTAAGTCTCTCCTATCTAATTCACCTTGTCCAAATACAGAAATTTCCGGCAACTGACCACTTACTGGGATAGAGGTTCCAGGGATATATTCAATATCCTCTATTATACCTGCATCTTCTAGCTCTTCTTTCTCTTTTATATTTTGAACATACTGGAGCTTTTCGTTTAAAGTTACACCGGAATTAATAGAAAGAGACTCTATAATAGTTCCCACTGATACTAAATCCACTGTACAGCTGTACCCTCCATCTGGTCTAATTGACCATCTAAAGTTTTTAAGTAAGCCGTACATTGCATCGTAGTTGTAGGAGTACCTGGTTCTCAATTCATCAATCGCTACATAGACTGATAGTTTAGTGTCTAATCCATCTCGATTTAGAAATCTGTCTGATAGCAGTTCGGTTACTTCCTGTACTTTCTTAGTTTTATTATCCAAGTAATAACTATTTCCCCATTCCAGTAATGCCGAATACCCGGGCCTCATAAATAATTGCTCGTACTGATCTAACTGATCTACGGAATGTACTTCGAAAGATACTGTTGCTGTCCTTAAAGAACCGAATCTGTTATGAGTATTAAGCTGCATACCGGTAATACCTGGCTTAGGTCTATACCCTAGACTATCAGTCTGTTCGTATCCAGGAATATCTCCTTCTTTTGCAGATTTAACTCCATTATCTAATATAAATTTAGATGCTTCTGTATTAGTGTGACCTATGTATTGTCCAAATGTCGGTGAACCTGTATCTGTATCTATTGTGTTTGATATATCAATAGCAGAAGTTAACTTGATAAAAGGTACCTTCTTTAGGAAAAAAGAAAACGTTTCAGGATTAACTCCGTCCGCCATTAAGCGTTCTCGGTTACCTAATATCTCTTGACGTGCATTTACCTGTTGTGCTACGCCGGGGTTTAAGAATCTACCTGGTATAAAACTCATCTACTTGTATTGTCAGATCTTAATTTAGCTAATACTTTTGATAAAGGCAACGGAATACGTAATTGAATTCCTGGTTCTATTAATAAAGTATCTCTTCTTAATGTTGGATTTGCTGCTGCTATGATGTACCATAGAGAAGAATCCTTGTAGTACTCTTGAGCCAGTATGTCAAACCTGTCTCCTAAAGTTGAAATTAAATAGATATCATCTACAGATTCTGCAGGAACATTATAAACTGTTGTTCCTTTTCCAGAAATATTATCTGAAGTAATGTTTGGAGTATTATTATATCTGCTCATACTATATCTACTTTTAAGCAATAAATGGGTTACCCTGTGAATGATCTATGTATCTCTCTGGTAACTTTCTGTGTATTATATTTAAGCTTAGGTTGAAAGTAAGTACTTGCGGTAACATTAATTCTGCATTTCCGATAGACCATGGTACGTCTGTACTAATAGTATGTGATATACTTGTCATCACGGCATACTCATTTAATAAGTCTCCAACTTTTATCTTGAGTAATGTACCTTGAGCAAGATTTGTATCACTATATTTAGGGTAAGCGTACGATATTAAGGTATTTGCTTTCTTGTACGTAGAAGTCTGTTCGCGATCTGAGAACATTGGCACCTGTAAGGTATACCCTACGGTTCTATTCGTATTTAAATACGTGTAAAGGGTTTCACCTCGTCCTACATAATTGTAATTATTCCAATTAGAGCTAAAGCTATCTGTAAATCCCTGTACAAATCCTCTAAAAACTAAGGTTGAGTTAGGTTCTCCGACTACTGAGAATACTATAGGTAGTGTGTCGGACTTGAGCAACTCTTGAGTAAAAGCATCTGTATCAGGATCTCCTAATATACCGTTAGCGCCGATGAAATCTGCTCTTCCTGAGTCTCCGAAACCTCTATCGTCCCAAGACTTCGTACCTTTCATTTTTTTAGAATTAACAGAGATGTTAATCCTACCGCTGTATAGAGCTTGATTTGCTGCATTACCAGTACCTGCATAGTACAACTGCCCAGGTTCTGCTACTAGTCTAGCTAGTTCGTTATAGAGAAAGTGAGTACCGGTTCCATTTACCGGCACCTGTGCTAACATAGTTGCAATATGAGCTGCTGCGATTGCTGCTCCTGCTAACGCTTCTTTACCTGCTTGAAACCTCTCTTCAGGTGTTAGGTCAGGTTTAGCAAGTTTAGTTGCTGGTATAGAAGCTCTAAGTAGAGCTTGTTTGCCGGCAAAGGCAAGACCTTTTCCTGAACCTAATAGCTCTGCTACCCTTATAAGATCGTTCTTACGAGCTTCGATAGGGTTGTCCATTGGAACTAAGTCTTTATTAAAATCTCTAATAATCGGCATTACTGTACCTGGTAATTATGTCCTAATACAAGACTGGTTCCTACTGCGTTACTGTCCATAAATACTTTAGCTTCAGCCATAGATAAGTCTTTCATAGCTTGCTTAAAATCTTCATCTCTTTTTTGAGCTCTGTTCTCGGCGTTTTGACGATCTTCTTTTTCTTCTTTTAATAAGCCGACTATAGCGCCGATGCCACCGCCAAGTGCGCCGCCTACAGCAGTTCCGATTACAGGCACTATAGATCCTATCGTAGCTCCAATGCCGGCTCCTTGTAAAGCAGTACCTCCTACCCCTAGGCCGTACCCTAGTGACTCATTACCAGCTTCTTCTGCTCTATTACCGAGGTAACTAACTCCCATACCTAGTGCTCCTAATCCGAGACCGCCAGCAACTCCCTTAAGTCCCATTGCGCCGCCCATTCCTCTAGATAGTCCAAACTTACCCATTCGAGATGCTCTCATAGCTGCGCCGTATCTAGCACCGCCAGGCATAGTGCTCATCATACCTTTGCCCATTCCTGAACTGCCTCCCATTGAGGCATCCCTAACTATCATCGGATTCATCATAGTACCTCTCATCATATTAGCGATCATCATACCGCCAGAGGCTAATGCTGCTGCTCCAACTGCTAACTTAGCTAGAGGAGATGATAAGAATCCTGCTAATAAATCTGCTAACTTAGTAACTACCGGCATTACTTCTAAAGCTACTTGTTTGAATGCATCTTGAAGCTTCTTAGCAGAATTTTCAAACTTCTTACCTAAGTCTGCTTCTTGCTGTACTTCTAATAATGCTGCACCTAAATTACCAGTTTCTTTAGCTCTTTCTCTAGCAAGCTGCAATTGCTCGTAACTTAAGTCTTTAGAAGCTTGTTCGTTAGCTGTGATTGCTTCTTGACGCAATAACATCTCTGCTAACTGATCTTTATTCATACCGAATGCTTGTGCTAAAGATTCTCTAGCAATAACATTCATATTTTCAAAATCTGAAATAGTACCTACTTGGTTTGCAATTTCTTTAGTAAGTTGCAAAGTATCTCCTCTTAAGGCTGCTAATCTAGCTTGCTCTAAATTTAATTGTCGTCCTGTTAGTAGTTCTGCTTCTAATTCGTTAGCAATAGAAGATTCGAAATTAAGCATGCTAGAGCTTACTTGCTCTAGTTGACTAAACTCGATACCCAATCTCTTAGCTTCTGCTACGGCTTTCCCTAATTCTTCAGGATTCCTTCTTAAATTAACTAATGTGTTAGTCGAAGCTTTTCCGATAGTCTCAAATGCTTCACTTAAAGGTAAATTGACTCCTAAAGCTGCACTAGACTGTACTACTGATTCTGCTAAGTTATTTTGAAAATCTGAAGAGTTCATTGATAAACTCTCCGATATCATTGTTAACTTAGCAGCTGCTTGAGCAGATACGCCCATGTACTCTGTTAACTTAACAAAGTTTTCGAGAGTCTCACCGCTGAATACTACCCCTAGCTTGAGTTCTTGCTGTAGTTTATTTTGTGCATCAGCTAACGCTGTAGAAGTTATTCTAGCATCTCTAGATTGTAGTGCGTATTCTCCAAAGCTTTTTTGAAGATCTAAAGCAGAATCCATACTAATACCTAAATTAGTACTCAACTCTTTAGTTTCTTTTGAAGCCTGTAGTAAGGATGCTAGTAATGCAGAAGGTCCTACTAATCTAAGCAGCTCTTTTGCTGCAATACCGGTTCCTTTCATTCTAGCTTGTAAAGGAGATGCGCCTTCTTCTGCTGCTTTTCTTGCGGATTCTGCTGCTTTTTGGAATGGACCGGATAATGCTTTACCAAGGACTGGGATTTCTCCTAATGCGGATGCTAGTTTAGCGAATGCTTTTCCGGCATCTGCTATTTGATCGACTTCGGATTTTAACTTACTTGCTGCTAATACACTCCCCTCTAATGCTTCTTTCCTTCGGAGTTCGTTTTCAAATGCCTTACCTAAAGATTTTAACTCATCTTTAGTGGCTAGCTCGACGCGTCGCTTTAAGATTAATAAGTTAGTTTCTGATTGAATTAATCCATCTTTAATCTTTTTTATATCTCTCTCTACTTGCTTCTGTCCTTCGGTAGTTGCTAAATACTCAGCTTGAGATTTAGCTAAACTTTTTATACCGTTTCTAGCTTGAGTAAAATTATTTTCAATACCTTCAGCTGAAGTATTTATCATACTCGAGATTTGACCGGAGGCAGATTGAATATCTCTCTGGAAGCCAGTGAGTTCTGCTCTTAGTTCGTTTAAATCTTTACCAGAAAGTCCGCCTAGTCTCTCGTCAGCCATAGTATATACAATATATTATAAATAGGAAGACCTCTATTTTGTAGAGGCCTTCGTACTGTAAGTAGGTGCTTTTATATTCGGTCTCGCTATTTGAGTGTTTTGTGGGGTTGCATTCTCGATACCTCTAGCTTTTTGCTGAGCTTCTTCTTCAGCTTCTTTCTGCTTTTCGTAGAATTCTCGGATTGAAGATGCTGTATACCTCCTTAACCAGATTGGCATATTGTATACTGTATTCCAATCATAACCTCCTTTACCGTGGAAAACTATTTCATGAACTTGCTGGAATACATTCTGCCTATACTCAGGCGTCAGGCCAAAAAAAGTTTAACCCGATTGGGAGAGCGACCTCCTCTTCGCTACCGTCTTCGTAAGTGTATGTAAATGATAGATCAATGTCTGGGTTAACTCTCATGTATTCTTCTCTAATAGCTCTAGCATCTTGAGCTAGCAAATACCCGTCGACAAACTTTCTAACATCAGCTCTCTCCCTTGTTCCATCGATTGCTACTATCATGTGCTTTAGTCGAGTAGTAACTTCAGCAATGTTATTCTTATTAATCTTTTGAAGTCCTTTTACTTCGTTGTCGATGGCTAGTTCGTCACCGTGTGTGAGTAGTTTAAAGGTTACTTCTGATCCTGCTTTTGGCAGTTTCACTGTAAATTCATTTACTCCTCTACTAAACTCTACTACATGCTCTTTAGCATCTAATAAAGAAAGATCTACATCAACCTGTTCTCCGTTAAAATTAACCGGGTAATCTTTTCCGTAAGATAGAATTCTAGCAGCAATCATTATTGCATTCTTATCCCCTACTAAAAGATCATTGTAATTAAACTCAGTTACCAGTAATGACTTAAGTAACTTGTCAATTACTGTGCCGTTCTTAATGTAATTCTGATTGGTAAGGATATCTTCTTCTTTAGCAGTCATGTACTTCATCTCTACGGTACCTGATGCTAATGGATGTCCTTCTGGATATAAGAGACCTTTTGATGGTAATTCAATAGTCTCTGTTGGTAGCTTAAACTCCATAAACTAATTAGTTAAAACGTTTAATCATAAATATAAGAAATAAAAAAACCCGAACCAACTAAGATCCGGGCTTTATCTGCTTGACAGGGCGAGGTTTACTTTTCTTCTTTCTCTTCCTTATCTTCCTTCTTTTCTTCTTTTTCTTTCTTAGGAGCTTTCTTTTCTTCTACAGCTTCCTCTTCTTTCATATAAGTCTTCTTGTACTCCTCTTTAACAGCGATTGCCATTTCGTGAAGTCCCTTAATCATACCTTCTTGAGCGCCTACTTTAGCTTCGTCGGCCATCTCTTTGAAGTATTGACTTCCTTTTATTTCTGATAGTCTACCTTCGTAAGCAGCTAATACTTCAGCGATAGTTTCCATCTTCATCTCCATTGCTGCTCTATTGCAACGTGCTTCGATGATACCAGTTACCTCTTTAATATCTCTTCCTTTCAATGCTTCAGTTACATATTCTGCAACAACTTCTTCCATTGTTTCGCCTTCCATATGATTACCTTCAGAGTAATCACCTTCCATCGGAGCCTCCATTTCTTGGATTGGCTTTTTGCTTTCTGCTAAAAATTTTCTTAAATCAAAAGTATCCATAACTTATATTAGAAGTTTAATACGCAATAGTCCATTGCGAGGGTTAAGTCAACTTGTACAGCTTCATCTGAAGACCAGTTGTATTGACCGAAATTAGAATTTTGTACGAATGCACCTTTAATGATCCACTCTCCAACGATATCACCTACAGGACCTAAAGCGTTAAGAGTTACGTCTTTCTTGTAAAAGTCAGCGTAACCAGCTCTACCAGTTACTGATTCGTAACCCAATCTAGCCCACTCCATTACTGCTTGAGCACCTGAAGGTGTGATTGGATCGTATAAGTTAAGAGTCATGTTCTGCCACTCTCTCTTACCACGCAACTTTCTGTAAGTGTTAATATGATCTAATTTAATCACATTGTCGGTAAATTGAGGTGAAGCTACACCCTTAACTAAGTATGATGGAATTCCATCGATGTACATGATAAACCTGTTCTGTACCTTTGGTTCAAAGGCAGTGAACATGATTTCATTTGGATCTAATGTAGGCATCGTGTATTTATTTTACTTTATTATAAATAGTTCTCTCTAAATTTATGCACCGAATGCAGCACCTGTTGGTTCAACAACAAAGTCTAATACGATGAATTCAGCAGTCTTAGTTGGCTGGATGAAGATCTGACCTACTAACTGGTTTCTGTCAATAACATCTG